GTGAGTGGCGAAGCAGATCGTTGGCGGTGGCTTGGGTGATATTCTCACACGCCAACCCTTTCCAAAGCCTTGCGCGTGGCCATTCTTTTGCGTCTGCTGCCGGTTTCCATGCCGCCTTGGCATAGGTCACGCCGTCGGTTTCTAGCTTGGCAAAGGGGTAGCACAGGACGCGACCAGAGGGCAAAGCATACCAAAGATGCTGGCCGTCATACATATAGGTAACCCGTCCCACGCTGAACTCATGGCCTTTGTTTCGCATGGCGCGGGTGTAGGCTTCTTCTAGGCTCTGCCAGTAAGGCACCGACCAAGGGTTGGCGCGTCTCCATGCGTCCACCATGCGCTTGGCGTCGGATTCAGGCAGGTGTACGCCGTAAGCACGACCCATCGCAGCGAAGGCACCAATGCCACCAGCGAAGCCGCAGGCCAACTCTTGAACCTTACCGATCTGACGCTGCTCACCATTGACCTCGGCGACAGGCACACCAAAGGTGGCCGAGGCATTGACCTTGTACACGTCCTCGCCTTGGGCGAAGATGGCCAGCTTACGCTCGCCTGCTGGGCAGTTGGAAAGCCACGGGGTGGCGCGGGCTTCGATGGCTGCCCAGTCGGCAACGACCAAGGACTTTCCCTTAGCCGGTATCAGTGCAGGCCGGAGCATTCCTTTGAGGACATCAGTAACGCGCTTTCCAAATTGAGGAACAATTGAATGGCCTCTGACCATTGCAACTCTAACGTCTTCGGGCGATTTGGCGCACTTGCGAGTGAAATTATGAACCTGGGCTCCATAAGAGGATGCGCGTCCTGTGGCTGATCCTCCAGCGAATACAAAGGCTCCGCGTACTCTGTGATCTTCGACGTCTGCAAGGCTTGCAAGGCGGCTGAACTTCGCAACCGAAGACGCCCATAAGTCGTCCGCGCATTGGATAACCTCGGCAACAGCGGGCGGTATCTCATCGGGATTCTCCATCGCAAGCAAGTTAGCTCGCACAGTCTTGTCAATCGAATATTTCTTCTCGCCGTCCTTGTAGGACTCCATGAGCTTCAAAGCCTGTGGCCCTACGCGGTCGATCACCCACTGACGCATCTTAGGTGATCTAACGCTGGTGATCTCACCTTCGGTCACCTCGGCCACGATCTGCTCAATTTCGACCAACTCGTCGCTAGCAAACTTGACGGCGGCGTTGCACAGGGGCACGTCCACTAACACGCCACGGTCGTTGATGCGCTCGTTGACGTGGTAGTCGGCCAGCTCATCGCGCTTAATGGGCGCAGGGCTTTGCTGATTGAACGCATCGCCCGCACGTCCTGCTCACAGTAGGCGACCATCTCGGCCATGAGCGCAGGGTCTTCTTTAAATGGGGGTATGCACAGCAGGCGGATCAGTTGCGCGCCTCGGTGGTCTTTCTTCATAGACGCGCCAGCAAAGCGGCCAACGTCTTCAAGTGAACCAGGCGCACAGTTGGCGCGGGCTTGTGCTGCGGTGCAGACAAACTGCTCCAACTTAAAATTTATTTGTAAGACATACCAAAAGATCAGGCGCTCAAACGCCGCGTTGTGGGCGTAGATGGGGCCGGTGTAGTTGCGTACTGCTTCGGGAAATGGTTGCGATGGGAGCCACGTGACTACATCATCATCGCCAAAGGCGTAGGACATGCACAGCACCTCAGTGCTGGCGTCTTGCGCGTAGTTGTAAACGCCCGCGACTTTTAGGTCGCAGGCGCTACGGGTTTCAAAATCAACCCAGAGAGTCATCAGGCAGACCGACGACGACGGCCTGCTGGTGCAGCGGGAGCGGCTTCTTCAGGAACGGCTTCACCGTCCATGCTGATCCACTCAATCACTTCAAAGACAGGCGTATAAATCTTGCCGTAGGACTTGTGGGCGTAGTGGTCTTTACGCAGACGCACGACAGCCACAGGCTTGGTTTGATCTTTCTCGACCTGCTCGGCCAAGGCGACTGCAATGGCTTGAACCGCTTTTTTACCGCCCACTGACGTGGTGGTGTAACGCGCTTCCATTCCCTTGTCTTCGCCACTGATGCACTTCAATGACAGGCCGACTTGTGTTTCCCAACCCTTCTTTGCCTGTGGTGGGGCTTCGTCGAGTTCGGGCAACGGCTGGCTGACGCTGGTCATCTTTTCGGCCAACACCTCACCGTCACCCCAAGCAATAAAGCCGTGGACAAAAGAGAAAGGGTTGATCGCCCACTTGCTGTCGTCTTCAACTTCGGTTTGATCGGCACCGAAGACCCAGTGGCCAGTCTTATCCATTTTGAGGATAGCTGTACCGGCGGGGCCGACGTCTGCTTGGATCGACCGCAGCGCGGTTGACAGGGTGGATACTGCTGGTAAGCCAGCTTGAGAGAACGCTACTAAATTGGACATGATTTTCCTTATTGAAGTTTAGAAAGGGCGGCAGTTAACTGCTTCCCGATTTGCAACACTGCTGGGCGCGGGTCATCCGCGCTTGCCAATGTTGTGCCTGATGACACTGACACGACAAGATCGTCGGGCAGCGCCAGCTTGCTCTTTTTGAGTTCCTTCTCTGCTTGCGCTGGAGAAATTAACTCGGGTTCTTTGTAGGGGACAACATTTAATTTGATCAACGCCTGTTCGGCTTTTGACTCATCCACCCATTGGCGTGTACCACGCTTGGCCACTAGTTTATAGCCTGGAACTGACGCGCCGCTGTCAAGTATTTGGTGCGCCAGCGCACGAAGGTCTTTGATCCAATCTTCCAGCATGTCGGCGTTGGCCAAGTACGAGCCCAGCGCCTGCACGTCGATGGCTTCAATCTGCGTCTTGAGCGCACGGTCTACCGCGCCAGTCATCTGCGGACAGATGGGCTTGGCCGCGCACCAACGGCAGTGGTCGCCGACTTTGAGTTCGGCGTTGGGTTGTTGCGCCAGCTTGACTGCTTTGACCAAGTCCTTTTCAAACTGAGCAATGCGAGCTGGTGTGGTCACCCAACGCTTGACCTGTGGCGGCTGGACAATGACCATCTCAATTTCTTCGACGTCAACAAACGCCCACTTGGTTTCTTCGGTACGCATGGCGGCAGCGGCGTAGAACATTAACTGTGGATTCTCTTCAACTTCTACAGCCACGCCATCGCCGAACTTCCAATCAAGAACAACAGCGCGTTTGCCAATACGACCGATAAGATCAGTGCTGCCAAACACATCAGGTAGTAAGTCGCCAAAGCCAACGCGTGTTTCAGCTTCAATTTCCATCTCCTTGTTGGGGTCGATCACGTCCAGCGCCGCAAGGGCGGGCACTAGTTTGTTGTCGATCAAGTCAAGCGTCAGCACTTGGTCGTTGTACTTGGTGTGCAAGAACTCTTCGGGGTGTTTGTCCGACATCACGATCTCAGCGATGACGTTGTGCAACAGCGTACCCTCGTCGGCGTACTTGTTGCTGGGCTGGGGTGGCATCTTCTGCACCAAGGCTACAGAGCCTGGGCAGTTCATAACGCGCTTGGCGGTTGAGCCGCCAACAATATTACTGTGGTTCACTGAACTCTCCTTTAGTTGATTGAGACTGAACTATAGCATAGAAAATAAAACTGTGCTAAACTTTTTGACATGAAAGAAAAAATAGTTGAAAATCATTTCGTGTGGGCAGTTGAGCGCATTGGTGGCAAGACGTACAAGTTCACGTCACCAGGGCGCAAAGGCGTTGCTGACAGGATTGCGTGTCTGCCTGACGGCAGTACATGGTTTGTAGAGTTAAAGACCAAGGGTGGGCGGCTAAGTGTTCTGCAAAAGATGTTCATGTCGGACATGACTTTGCTAAATCAGAACTACGCGTGTTTATGGACAACGGAACAAATTGATGAATTCATTAAGACCCTACCAAGACGAGGCGGCTGACTTCTTGTACGAGCGCAACCGTGCCATGATCTTGGCACCTGTTGGCGCTGGCAAGACGGCCATCACCTTGACGGCCATGCAAGACATGCTGGCCAACGGTGTGGTCAAGCGGTTTCTTGTTCTTGCGCCCAAGCGCGTCTGCACTGACGTGTGGCCAGTTGAGCAACCCAAGTGGGCACCTGACGTGTCGTTGGCCGTGGCGGTCGGCACACCCAAGCAACGCCGCGCTGCGCTAGCGTCCAAGGCGCAGATCGTGGTGAGCAACTACGACAACATCCAATGGCTGGCCGAACAGGCGCTGGACTTTGACGCCATCGTATTTGACGAATTGACGCGCTTAAAAAACCCATCAGGCACACGTTTCAAGGCGCTGATGAAGGTCATCGACCCCATGACTGTGCGGTGGGGTTTGACTGGCTCATTCACCAGCAACGGTTTGGAAGACGTGTTTGGCCAGTGCAAGATCGTTGACCAGGCGTTGCTTGGCAGGTCTAAGGGCGCGTTCATGCAGCAGTATTTTGTGCTGATCAATAAAGACTTCGGTGAGTGGGCACCACGCGTTGGATCGTTGGCAGGCGTCATGGAACGCATCAAGCCTGCGACCTATGTCTTGGAAGCTGGCGAATACAAAGACAAGCTGCCGCCCATAAACGTGGTCGAGGTGCGGTGCGATCTAGATGACCGCGAGCCATACGAAAAGATGAAGAAGGACTTCCAAGCGTTGGATGTCACCGCGATAAATGCGGGGGTGGTGACCGGCAAGTTGCAACAGATGGCCAGTGGCTTCGTATATGACACGCGTAGGACTGCCTCCGAAACACCTGGTAGGTTCGATTCTACGCAAACTGCCGTGTGGTTTAGCAGCCATAAATTTGACCGCCTTGAGGAATTGCTAGATGAAAACCAACACGCCAATACCATCTTGGTCTACCAGTACCAAGAAGAGCTTGCCGAACTCAAGCGCCGATTTAGCGTTGTCACTTTGGACGACGACCGAGCCATTGAGCGATGGAACGACGGAAAAGTCAGGTTATTGGCCGTCCACCCCAAGTCAGCAGGCCACGGCCTCAATCTTCAGTTTGGGGGCTGCCACATGGTGTTTCTGTCCTTGCCGTGGAGCTTGGAGTTGTACGAACAGACCGTTGGCCGTCTGCATCGCTCAGGCCAAGCACACGCTGTGTGGGTCTACATAATGATGGCCAACAAAACTGTGGATGAAAAAATTTGGGGCGCGTTGCATGACAAACGCGCTGTGTCGGATATTGCAATGGAGGCTTTGAAATGAGTGTACGTTTTAACAATTGGAAGACCCAGCTAAAGGCTGAGAAGTCTATTCACAAGATATACCAACGCGACTTCAACGCCGCTTGGCGTAAGTTGAGCAAGAGCATGGAAACAATCAAAAAACTGGAGGACAAAATTGCAACTCACCTGGCGACAACTAAATAACGAACTCAAGACCTTTGATGAGCAGAAGGTCTTGGACATGCTGAACCATGAACGAGGCAACGCCAAGCGTGTGGTGGTGTTGGAGCGCCTGCACCAACGCTACACCACGCTCAGAGCGTCACGCGAACGTATTGAACTTTTACAGGAGGCTAGACAACCATGATTGAAGCAATCAAAACATTTTTTGGTCGCTTGCGTGGCCGAGGGCAAACCATAGTTGATTATGGTTTAGTTTGGCGCTGTACTAAGTGTCATTTAATTTTTATTACCAAAACAGCAGGAGAGCAGCACCCATGCCAAGACCAAAAAGTGAATTGACCAGCGTGGCCAGAACCGTCGGTGTGCGGTTAATACCAGCGCATCATGCAGAATGGACGCGTTTGGGTGGGCCTAAGTGGTTGCGCCAAATATTGGCGCAAAGTCTTAAGGAGAAGCGTGATGCCAAACTTTGAAACATGGAGCCATGACAACCTGGCCAAGTTTGCGGCTGAAGCCTACGCCAAGATGCAAGAGCAGCACGACCAAATCCAGCAGTTGCAAAACGATCTGAAAGACGCCATCAAGGCATACAGGGAGATGAACAAATGATTGCAACCGTACTTGCTTTGCTGATTGGCGCGATCATCGGCGTAGGGACGTTAGTTCTCTTCGCTATGTTTTTGGCACACGTTCAAAATGTGGACAATCCACCAGATTGGAGAAGTTCCCGCCCCAACGATTCTTCGGGTACAAACTCTCCCAATACGCCCCAAGAGGGGCGAGAACCGCCTTATCCCAGATGATCTTGCCGTCTTTGAAGAAGTTCAAATCAATAGCGCAGCGTTTGAGGTGAATGCTGTTCATGGTTTTGGAGCGACCAGTCTTGAAGTAGATGGCCTGCTGTTCGGGTGTACGCGCCAACTCGCCGCCAGTGACCACAAAGCCTTGGTCGGTGGCGTGTTGGATCAGTTTGCAAACGTCCAACAGGAATGCAGCTTGTTCTTGGTTTAAGCTCATTTCTTCCTCATTTCCGCTAATTTTTCAACCGTGCGCCCACCAAAGTAGGCACCCATGATCAACATGCCCCAGTTACCCAGCAAGGTGACGTAGGACTCGTTGGCGTTGTACCCGTAGGCTGACATCATGGCAAACAGAAAGTACCCCAAGAAGATGGCTATAAGGCTCATGGGGCGTATGTTCTTGGACAACCAGGAGTCGCTGCTCATGTCGGCTTGCCAACGGTCGGTAATGTTGTCAGCGTCGTTTTGCGCGGCCTTGGCCAGCAACTCAAGCTCGGCCAGTTCCATCTTGGCCTTCTCAATACCCAACTCCAGCAGGCGTTCTTCATGTTCAAATTGAAGCTGGCGCAGCTTGCTGACATCTTCAGGCGTGGGGTTGTCGGGAATTTTCACGCCAAGCGTGTTCTCGACCACTTCCTTGCCTTTGGCTTGGATGGCGCTGGAGAGTAGCGTCAGGCCGTTTTGAGCCAGGCTACCGAGGAGGGACGCGACTATTGGAATCATGTTTTTCCTTTTCAATTTGTCTACGTACTTTTTCCATCTTCTCAACTTGTGCTTGGGCTTCCTTTTTGGTTTGCAGCACATCCATGTACAACATCCCGAGCAGGGGTAGCAGAAACACAACCAATACACATGCCGCTATCCAACCCATAACTACCTCCCAGTCCTGTACAAGAGGCCGAGGAGCAACCACATATATAGGAGGAATAGGATAGTCGCCAGCAGATACGCTTGTCTTTCCCTTAGCAGGCGCTCTCCCTCTTTGCGTTGCCATGATTCATCATCCCGTTTCTTCCTTGCCTTGTCTTGCTCTACCTTGATGACATCTCGCATCTCAAACACTTTGCTGTACAACGCGCCCATTTCAGGAGGGGCTTGGTACACCATTGCCTCCCTTATTTCCGTCTCTAGCAATGCCATCTGATCTTGCGCCATGACGCGTTTGAGCGCGGCTTCCATCAGGTTGGCGTCAGGGTTGTAGACGTTTTTGCTTTTCTCTTCCTCTTCCCTTATGTGGTTGGCAAGTTGTTCTTGCAGTCTGAAGAAGTTGGAAAGCTGGGTGACGATGTCGGCCATGACTTGGGTTTCGTCAACGGCGACATATTCCTTTTTCGCCACAGGCTTGGCTTGGGCGGCTGGCGCTGTTCCAAAGAGCTTTTGCCAAAAACTTCTAACTTGCTTTGCATCTGAGACAACCTCATCAACAGTTTTTTTGATCTCCATAAAAGACGTTTTGGCGTCTTTGTAGAGTTTGCATCCTTGCTTGATAGCAGCAACGCAAGCGTTGGCGGCAAAGAGAATGCTGAGCGGATCAATTTACAGCCCCAAAACTTTTTTGACTAGCTCACCGGCAAAGCCTGGGCCAAGCAACACGGCAGCGATCAGCACGTAGAGCAGATATTCAATCCGCGTCATGCGCTTGTCGCCATCGGTGAATGACTTCTCAATGGCCGCGTAGCGTTCAGCGCAGACGGCTTCATGTACGGCCAGCTTGGTGGTGGTTTGTTCAGTCATTTGTATTGTGGAGCCATCCCGCTCATTTCAACGCGCAACGCGTTTTGGTTTTCTTGTTTGGGTGCAAGAGTGTTTGTTGGCGCTTGAGGCATCACTGCTGCGCGCGCAGCCGCTGCGCCAGTTTTGCCATATCTTGAAGGGTCAGTCAAAATACGCAATACGCCAGCACGTTCTGCGGAAGGCAATGTATTGAGCATTTCTAATGCAGATTTGCCTGACAACATACCTTCTTGTAATTTAGTTGCAACTTTTTTGTTTAACCGTTTTTCAAGTTCATCAAACGTGACGTTGCCAATAGTTACGTCACGTCTAAGCATACTGGGTAAATGAGGGAATGACCGGCCTATATCTTCAATAGTAGCGGCAAATTTTTCTTTGCCTGCAAGCGCCGCTTCTCCCATCGCTTTTTCACGTTCAACTCCAACAGCAAGTTTTTCCAGCGTGGGCATTTTATTACCCATTTCTTTAAAAATGTCGTAACTGCCAGGGCCAAAAATAGCTTCAACTGCGTCTGGATTATTGCCGCGTACAAGCCGCACATATTCTTGCGGCGATTTATCAAACAACTTTGCCGCTTGCGCCGCCATAGCTTTTTGGTCAATGGCTTGCATTCCTTGCGAGTACGTTTTGAGATAGTCACGCCAGCCCGTACCACCTGCTTTTTCAATTGCGTCGTCAATTAAAGGCCGCACTTCTTGTAGCACACTGCGGGTTACTTTGGCGCTGATCTTTGGATCGGTTTGGCCAAGAATTTGCATGATGCGCTCGTTGATGCCTTCTTTGCGAAGGGTGTACAAATCATGCGCATCAATGACGCCGCCGCCTTTTTCTGTCAAATTTACAATGTCATCTCTGATCGACTCCAACACTTTAGTAACGTTTGAACTTGCGCGGAGCCCTGGCTGTGCCAACTTGCTATCAATAGCCGTCGTAATACTGCCCGCGTCCAATGGGCGCAAGCCATGCGCCTCAAGGCTACCAATTTGATTTTCAATAAATCCAGCCTCTGCGCGGCGTTGTTTGGCAATGTTGGCAAAAATGTCGGACGCTTCTTGCCATTGTTCAGACACAAACTTGTTAGCACGTGCAACTTGTCGGTCATTTACATTAGGTATGCCTGACTCTGAAACCATTCCGCGAACGGCTTGAGAACGTGCAACCATTAACCGTCTAGCAGCATCGTCTGCAACATTTCTACGTTGCAATGCTTCTGTACCAGCGTGAATTCCAGATACACCAGGCATTGGAGTGCCTGCCGCACCAGAAGGTAAATTTGGAGGCATACCTTCGCGCAAAGCATTTACCATGCTTGCTTGGCGTTGTTGTGCTTGCGGTGCCAATTGATTTATTGTTCGCGCCGCTTGATTGGCTGCGCCTAACTCAACATTTCGCATATCTTGCGTCAGTTGATTCAATCGTTGAATTGATTGTTCATATGCCCTTCGCGCTTCGGTTTCGTTGCCGCCTTCAGCCATACGCTGCAACACCGCAATGTCATCTGCCGCTTGTTGTTTAAGCTTTAACGATATATCGTCTGTTTTAGCCGCAAACGCGCCCAAGGCTTGAAAAGCATTATTCTGTACGCCAGCCGCAGCTTGAGCAGCCGTTAAATCTTCAGGCGCAGCAGCCAATGCAGCGCGAATGGCTCCTATGCGATTTCCTGCTAATTCACGGGAAATCTTGCCTGCTTTAACTGCGGCAAGTTGGCCAGTAAAAGCATCTTTAAGAAACCCCGCGCTTTTAGCTAGATAACTTGCTGTAGCGCCTGCTAAAGGTATAGCTGCGCCAATTGCTACACCTGTTTCAGTATCTGCGGGGTTTATTACCGCTGCAGTAGTTCCGCCGGTAATTGCGCCCCCTGCCGAACGTGTGGCTAAATCAGCGACCCGCGCCGCAGCAGGGGTGCCTTTTTGTATAACTTGACCAGTTGAAAACCCGCCAGATCGAATAGCTTGCGCCAAGGGCACGGCAGCGGGCACCGCGCGAAGAGGCGCGGCGATCATACCGCCTACAGGAAATGTTGCCCCCACTTCAGCACCTAACTCACCTGCGCCGGTAGACACGGGAAATTCTTGTTTGAAAGGCGCTACTCTGCCTTGCGATTCTGCAAGCCGTCGTGCAGCGTCTTCTTGTAAAAAAGAGCCCGCATTTTTTAGCCCCGCAGCTTCAAGACCCATACCCAGCAATCGCTGCCCACCAAACATAACGTTACCGCCGCCGCTGATAACACCTTCTGACGCGGCTTGAATAGGCGCGCCAATGGTTTCAAAAAAGCCGCGCTCTTTACGAGCCACAGGTATTTCTGATGGTGGTGCCGCAGGTGCTTCCAACTTACTTACGTCGTATCCATTGGCTTTTAGCTTGGCCGTAAGGTCAGCCTTAGACATGCCATCGGGGACATTTTTTATGATTGTGCCGTCAGGCAAGCGGACATCCATTATTTTAGACTCCCAAAGTCAACGATCTTGCCCCCAGCAGCGGGCGCGGGCGCGCCGCCTTGATTCTTGTAATCATAGGTCATGTCGTATGCTTCACGCACACGTTGTTTGGACGACCTAGTTGCGTTAGCTGCCTCTGTTAAAGATCTGCTCAAATCGGCGGTGTCTTGTGTGCGGTTGATAGGCGCAAACGCGTCGCGCAAGTATTGACCTTCTTGGTTTGATACGTTGCCCAACGCACCGCCAGTGGGTGACGCAGAACGCATGTTTTGCAATTCTTGAAAGCCACCGCGAGCAACAATGCTGTCGTATAAGGCTTGCGCCGCGCGGGCGTCTTTGGTGACCGCAGGTGTGCGGCCATAAATCAAACCTGAAATTCCAGACAAACCAGGGTGCGTGGCCAATGTTTCCAAATCCTTGGCCAGTTTATCTGCGCTTGATTCAAACGTCTTGACTGCAGATGTAGCGGCAGGGAACTTAGCTTCACGCGCTTGAATTTCTTTTGGTGGCAAACCTTCCATTGCATTAGCAGGCGTCATTCTTTTGCTCAACGCTTCTTCACGGGAAACAAAAACTTGTTTTCCTGTTACTGGGTCAACAACTGCAACTGGCGGTTGAGGTTGTGAAGGTTGAGCAGGGGCGCGGCCAGCAGCAGCGCGCGCGGTCACAAATTGCTGATATGAACCTGTAAAATTGCCGCCTGCGGGTGTTTTAGCAAATTCATATTCAGCCACCATAGCTGGTGGAGCCGGTGTTTTTTGAGTTGCAGTAGCAACAAAACCTCGGCCTGGTATATACACCGAAGATCCTTCTGCTACAACTTGAGGCTTGGTCAACTCACCCAGTTCTTTTTCTCTAGCTTGCGCCCATGCCAATGCTTGAGGTGTTCCAAGCGCATACGCTGCATCAATTTGACGGCGCAAGTTAGTTACGTCAGGCGACAATTGATTGACTGATGCAGCAGCGGGTGCAGCCGCAGGCGTTAATTTATTTACCGTTGGCGCAGCATTGGGATCAAAAGTGCCAGAACCTAATGCGCCAGGCGCAATTGCAACAGAAGGCATTGTTGTTGGCGCAGCCCCGCCCCTAAGCAATCCTTCAAAATTCTTTTGGTTTTGCAATCTTTCTTGAATTTTAAAACCAAGATCCATGTAATGCGATATGCCAGACTTAATCATTTGCTCAGACGCTGCGCCCAAATCAGATGGGCCGCCATTCTTAGTGATCTCAGCTTGCATTTTGGTTAGTGCGTCGCGGTCGCGTTGCATATTCTCAAGTTGCATTTGCGACATTTGTTGCTGAGATTTTGCTGCCAAAATGTTTTGCATTTGGCCATACTGCGCCATTGGGTCGGCAACTTGAAGTGGCTGAACGCCGAGTGAAATTCTAGGATCTATGGGCATGATATGACCTTAATTTAAGATGTGGGGGTTCCATCTGCATTGAATAGCGGCACTCGACTACCGCCACCCATTGCGTTGACCATATTATTTCCTTGGCGGTAGTTTAAGTACGTACCTAAACCACTGGTCAAAGCATTTGTTTGGCCAACATAACCAGACGCTCTTGCCGCTGCCGCGCTACCCATAGCGTTGCCAACATTGGACGCCATGTTTGAACCCGCAGCGCCAATTTGTTGCGCGGTAGTTTGGCCCATGCCTGTCAATGATTGCAATGGCCCCAGACGAGCTTGGCGCTCGGCCTGATAACGATTGAAAGCATTGGTGTACTCTTGGCTACCCATTTCTTGGCCGTATCGGGCAGCGGCTTTCAACGCTCCGCCAGAAATCAAGCCACCACGGGCAGCGGCTTGACGATCAAGGGCTTGCTGACCTTCTTTTAACCGAAAAGCATAGCCAGGGTCTTGTTGGAACTGTTGCATTCCAAACGGCGTGTATTTAGACGCTTTGACCAGTTCTGGCAACGCATTAACACCAACGTCATAGAAAGGCTTTTGCCGCGCTACGTCTTCTTGGTATTGTTTGTATTGCAAATCTGCGGCGCGATTGGCGGCTTCGGCTTGTGTATTTGCGGCTTCATTTGCAGCATTTGCACCTAAAAGTGAACTGCCGACAATTGCGGCGGGAAGCATCCAAGGCATATCAAACTCCTTCGCTCAAACAATGAGCAATATTACGTGCTTGGTCAACATTGCCAGGCACAATCAACACTTCATCAATTTCATCTTCATCCGTGCAATCAGTGGCGTGTACACAATACCAAACCACGTCTGTGAGCGATTTTACGCCGTGATGCTTACCTGCGGCAATAGTCAGGCAGGCAGGGGCATGAATGACCGATTTGACCCCATCCACAATCATCTCAACAGATCCACTGGCCAAAATGGACAAGTGGTCATGCTTGTGGGCGTGTTGCACTAAGACGTGCCCCGCTGGAATGCGGGTTTCTTTAGCGTACACACCTGCGCTGAAATGGTGATGGATCATCAGTTATTCCAAAAGAAGAATGTTGTTAGGTATGTATTGTGTCATCAACCAGTTGGAGCCGTCGGACACCAAAGTCGTTTGGTCGCCCGAGCTGGCCAACAGGATAGACGTACCCGCTGCACCGCCAGTCAACGGCACCACGTTTGACGACGCCGATGCAACCGCTTGGGCTTGGTAGTTCTGAAACCGCAAAACCCGACCTGTCCAGCTTGATGCAGTAGGTAAAGTCACCGTACAGGTTGAGCCAGTCTTGTTGTTAATCAGCCAAACTTCAGTGTCCGCAACGGTGAAGTTGGCAACCTTAGTGGCTGGCGCAGACGGCGCAAAATAGTCGGTATTGACCACCGCAGCCGAAATAGCTGTGCCGTTGCCTTTGAGAACCCCAGTAATTGTCGTTGTTAGGGTAATTGCTGGCGTGGTCGTGGCAGTCGCCACCGTACCAGCAAAGCCATTTGCAGACACTACTGACACGCTGGTGACTGTACCGCTGGTCGCCGGTGCAGCCCATGTTGGTGCGCCGCCCGTGGTAGCCGTCAGCACTTGGCCAGTTGTACCCGCAGCAGTAAAAGCGTAGGTCGTACCCGTACCATAGGCGACGCCATTGGTTGTAGGCGTTGCAGAACCATTTGTGCCACCATTGGCAATAGCCAAGGTGCCTGCAAGAATCACTGCGCCTGTGGTGGCTGTAGCGGGTGTTAGGCCAGTTGTACCGCCTGAGAATGACAACACACCAGTGTTGGCGATAGTCACATCACCTGTGGCGCTTGACACTGAAATGCCGCTGCCTGCAATATTTGACAATACGCCAGTGTTGCCCAGCGTAATGGTACCCAAACCATTGGTAACCGAAATGCCCGCACCGACTGCAAGTGTGTTTAGGGTATACCCTGTGCCATTACCAATCAGCAGTTGGCCGTTGGTTGGAATAGTGGATAGCCCTGTACCGCCGCTGGCGACCGGAACAATGCCAAGCCCACCGCCAACAATGTTGTACAAACTGTAAAACCACCGATACCATTCACGCGACACTGCCCCAGTGCGCTCGTCAATAAGCGACACTCGGGGAGGCGTGATCTGGGTGGCGTTTGGGCTGGTTGCCATAGTCAGGCATTGGTTGGGCTTATGATCAATTCAGCCCCCATGATGGCAATTTTGTTGGGGTCAGTGCCTGAAAGCTCATATACACGATCACGCAACTTGAGCGTCATGCCCAACCGCCGCCAAAAGGTTCGTTGGCCATACGCGCCGATCTTGCCAATTGGTGACCAATGTTCATTTGACCAGGTGTGGCCGCCGTCATCTGACCAACGTAGCATGACTTGAGGATCAGAGCCTTGGCCGGTATTTAAGCCAACGCCTGCTTCGCAATCCAATTGCAGGCTGTGGTGAGCCGTACGCTTGAGGTTGTTTGTGCCGGTTGGCAGCGCCCGCCATGACCGCAGCCACTTTTGAATGCCGCCGTTGTCGGCGTACACGTCCAAGTCAAACGTATAGATGTTGCCGTTTTCAAAGTCGCCAACAATGATGTTGCCGCCAAAGTTGCACTGGCAATTGCTGCGGTGCCGCATGAACTCGCCGTTGTCCCAGCCAGCGCGCTCATGCCACGCTTGGGTAGACACGTCGTAAACCCATGTAGCGTTACCGCTAGGAAATGTAAGCACATAGAAAGCATGGCCTTCTTGCTGATATGTGTAGGCAATGGCATCAGAGATGTTGCCGTACTGGGCGATGGCGTACTCAATAGCGTGAGTGGATATACGAACGCCGGTATAACCGTTGGCCCTGTAGACAATACCTTGGCCACGGGCATCTGTGCCTAGCCAAAACAAACCATTGTCCAACTTGGCAATAGATGCTGCGGCCACACAACCAATCTCGTTGAAAGCGCCTTGGATGCGGGTCAGGGGAAAATCAGCAGCGCCTGAGTCGTACCAAACTTCTACTGAATCAGTACCAAACACCCACAGTTCGCGGTGATCGGCAATGATGCCCACCACGCCGTCGGGTGAGCCTTCGGCACTTGCAAAGTCCAACGGATCGACTGAGGTGCCGTCCAGCAATTGCGACACCCAAATAAATTGGCTGTTTGGCTGGTTGAACACAAAATAGCCGTCAAGGTACGCTACTGTTACAGCACCAGCAAAATCAGGGTCGGTGATTTGGGCAAATACGTTGGTAACTTCATTGTAAATATAGCCGTCAGGATTGCAAGCCAAAAAGATCTGCGTTCCATTGTCGGCAATTGACACGGGGCCAGTGCCCGACACGGTGCCAAGCAATGTAGGTGTAGCAGTCAAGCCGGTCAATTTAAAGAACTGATCACCCGATACAACATAAAAGTCACTGCCATTGGTTTGATGCGCCCATAATGCGCGGATTGGGCCAGTGCCTACGGTTTGCAAAAAGTTGAGGCCAGGAGCGCGGTTGAGAAAGCCAGGCTCCTTGCCGCCTTCGGGAATCACTTCGGGAAACAAATTGACCATGCGGTTGTCCGCAGCGTTGATACTGCGAGCAACGTAGGCCGACCCAAGAATCGGCGTCTTCATCAGTAATTTCCTGCGTAGATATTGAACCGCTGACGTGAGGCCACGATAGCGTAAGGCATAGACATAATGTCGTCAGGATTGTTGATACGTTTCAAGTTGCGCTTGGAAGTCATTGCAATGCGCTGCACTTGGGGGCTTGGCTCCACGCCAAACTCAGGTGCAATCTCCATTGCCAAGTTGTAAGTGAAAGCTCGCAAATAACCTGGTGGAAACAAAATGTCAGTTGCTAAATTAGCAGGCTGAGTCAATTCTTCAACCGAAATAAAGTGCCATTCCAAGTCCCGTGTGGGTCTAGGATAAATATACATCTCCACATCAGGGTATGTCATGTTGACAAAAATGACCTGTGGGTATGTTGATGTCACCGTCTTAACAGCAATGCCGTTGTACTGCTGTTGGTTAATAAATTTAATGCCGTAGGACACGTTGGTGCCTGGGTCACGGTAGTAAGTGGCGTCATCCAGCAACACAGGACGCAGCCCAGCAAAGTTACCTGATGGGCCTAGCGTGCGTTTAATTTCACCCGCAGGCCAAGTAAATATTTGATCTTGGGTACTGAAAACAGACAAACGCTCAGTATTCCATGAGTCAATCATCTGGTTTAGCGCCATCAAAGCGTCTTGGGACACGGACGCAGAAGGTGTTTCACCTTCAGCCAATACGCCGAGCAATCTCAATGCTCTATTGATCTGATCGCCAGCGGTGTAAATGGCCATATTACGCTCCTTGTTCTGCCGCCTCTAAACTAGGTCGGCCACGACGACGTTTGACTTCCAGTTCGTTGACGACAGGAGCCGCCTCAACAGGCGTGTCCAAAGTATACCTTGTCCAGCCATTTTTTTCATCAAATTCAGCTTCCATTTCCATGTAAGCTATTTTTCGACCGTGGATTTCATGTTCAAGATAAATCATAAGATGAACGGGGCCGAAGCCCCGTTTGGTTAGACTGCGCCGTGGATGGTGCAGAAGTTGATGATCACTGCTTCAGAATATGAAGTAGCGGCAGTCAAGTTTCGCAACGTGATTAAAGCAGAACCCGCAGCCAAATACGAAACGTAAGTGGTGTAAGCCCCAGCAGCACTACCAGTAGTATTACTGGAAACATTCACAATGATTGTGTCATTGATGGAGATTGCGCTGTTTGTCAAAACAAAAGACACCGCAGCGCCCGCAGCCAAGGCCGCGTCGTGCATCGTAATACGGCCAGCAGACTTGTTTAAGGTCACGCCAGTCGATTTACTTGTCAATTGCGTCACAGCGCCTTGAGCTGCTGCGGCATAGCCAATTTCTTGGCTAGCGTAGCAGGTAGTGAATTCGGGGTCGCTATACGCAACACCTATTGCTTGGGTATTTGATGGCATGATGTTTTCCTTTAAAAATAGGGGCCGAAGCCCCTATTTAAGTTTAAGACACGCGGTACAAAGACCAAGTTCCGTCGCCAGTTTTCACTGCGCGGTAGCTTTGGGCAGTGCCAGCGGTAGTAACAGTCATCAAGCCTTGTGAGCCAGAAGAACCAATTGACCAGCCAGTGTTGGTAGTGATTGTGATCACGCCGCCGCCAGAGCCGTTTGTGTTGACCACTGTAAAGTCAAAGCTGCTGTTGACTTTGGCGCTTGGGACGGCTGCGTCCAAATCGGTACCCAAAGGCAAAGTGTACGCGGCTGCGGTAGTAGTGGGAGTGCCCAAAAGAATACCGTTCAGAATTTGAGCAGTTGTCAATGTTGCAGTGACAGTTGCTGTTGCTGGGGTAGCTTGGGTGTTAATTTGAACTTCTGACAGGTTGCCGTCACCAATTTGGTAACCGCCTGCGCCATTAGGTAATGCCATGATAATTTTCCTTAAAAAAAGTTACGAAATGAAGCCCCCGAAGGGGCGTTCAATTTAGCCCCACATGCGGCAGGCCATTTGTGGACGGATTGTGCTGAAGCCATACAGAACGTCAATACGGCAAGGCATACGGTCGTTGTTGATGTCGTACTGACGAACAACGCGCAAGCTGATACCGTTATGAACTGCGCGAGCAGCCATATCGACGCCTTGGGGCAACAACAAATCGGCGGTCGCAAAAGTGATCGCGTCTTTGTGGTAGATCAAGTTTTGAGCGTACTGAGTAGAAGCAGCGCCCACGAAGGTCACAGTTCCACCAGTTGCAGGCAGCGCGTCCATAGTAGCCAAAGCATGGTTAGCTGAGTACATAGGAGCAACGGTCACAGTCCAAGTGCCAGATGAGGCGGCAACGGTAGTCAAAGCCACGAACTGGAACAAAGAACCTGTGGATTCACGGGTCTGTGGGTTAACAGCATTGCAACCACTGATAGTGAACACGTCACCAGCATTGATTGTTGTTGACACAGAGCCTTGTTCCAACAGAATGGTGGATGAGCCTTCGCTGGTCACGCCAGGTGTCTTGACCAACGTAGACGCGCTTGCGCTACGTGAGCCAGTGGTGTGCTGCTTGATTGACTGAGACATGTTGATCTCATCAAAGCCCAACACGCCAGTACCCATCATGCCGTTCTTGAACTGCTTGCTGATAGTGTCGGTGGGGTTGAACAAACCTTTCATACCTTCAACCAAACCAGCGTTAGCGGCGGGGTTGACGGTAGCGTAACGTGGTGACATCACGGCAGCGTTTTCGTTCAGCTTCTGTTGGGCTTGCAACAAAACCAAAGAAGTAGAAGGAGTGGTGCCAGGGGTGCCTACGGTGTTACCGATGGTTTTGTACGCATTGGCAACGTCAGCATCAATGCTGGAGGCCAACTGGCTGATACGAGGCTTCAACACACGCTCTGCGAAGTCGTCCAATTGCATGGTCAATTCAGCAGATGTGAAGTTCACGCCGATGTGCTTTTGTGAAGCAACAGTCAAAGTGGTGAACTGTTCGTTGTCGTCCTGAACTTGCAAGGCGGCACCGTCAGTTACCAAAGCGCGGTCGGGTAAACGGATACGCAGTGTAGAACCAATCTTGGCACCTTCAACAGCAAAGCTGTCGTCGTACTGACGGTTCACGTTACGGGTGAGCACCAGGTTGTTCTCGAGAATCTCG